CATACCAGAAACTATAAACAAAGAAAAAAATACGGAACAGAAAATAGTTTTTCGTTCTGCATTATTTGATGACAAATCAAAAGTTTGGACTACAACAAAAGGCGAAACAGTTTTAACTTATTTCGATTTAGAAAGAAATGGATATAGAACTGCAAAGAACTTTACAATAACTTTAAGAGGATAATATGAAACGACATATTTGCCAAGGAACAAAGTGTCATACATACGATACCAAATCAAGAGTCCGTGGAACAAAAGGGAATAAAGTTTTGCGAACTCGCAATGCAAGATTTGATTTAAATGTTAACCGTGATTGGATAAGAAATTGGGAACATTACTTTTGCGATGAGCGATGTATGAATGATTGGTTGGATATTCATATGCTACAATTAATAAACTATATTGGAATTAAAACTAAACCAAGTGAATCTCCTATAGATATTGTAGAGGAAACAAGAACTAATTGGTCTGGGAAAGAATATACATACACAACTATAAAGTTAAAAGAAAATGAAAATAATGTATTGACATAATATCCCATATATAATAATTTAACTGTGAGTCGCCTAACCTTGTAATGTAAAGCGACTCACTAAACAGAAAGGAAAACAATGCAAGTAGTAACTTATAATAACAAGCAATATAAAATACCGTTCGATGTTGATTTAACATTAGACCCACAAGATAAACTAATCGAGGTTGCAAATAGATTTAGCGGTGCAACTGCAAGTCTGCCTTGGTTCGCTGTAGCTATCTATGATTTAATCATAGGTGCTGAACGATTAGAGGATTATGCAACTATGCAAAAAGGATTAAGCTGGTTCTCTAAATATTTCCCAGAAGAATATTACACATTACTAGATTGATGTTCTAGTATAGGTTGTGCGCGCTTCGCGGTTCGGGGCGCGCGCTACGCGCGCTTGCCTCTTATCTTGTTAATAATATATATCGCTCGCTAGCTTGCGGGCCCACCCACCCCACCCCAACAGTAACCCCAACCGATATAGCTTGTGCTCTAACGGGCCCACCCACCCCCTAAATTGCAAAAGGGGTCCCAAAACTTTGACCTTTAGTCCTAGATTTAGACTCTTAACCATGATAAATACTTTATAAAAAATATCAAAGGTGCAAAAATTTTATAAAAAATTTTATAAAAAAATTTTATGGATTTAAGTAAGATAGACTTGAATAAACTTCCTGTGGACTCACGTAAGGAGTTTATGAAGTATGCAATTAAATTAAGCGAAAAGAAAAAAGAAGAAAAAGTTCATAAAGATTTTTTAACTTTTGTAAAATCTGTTTGGCCAGATTTCGTTGAAGGTAAACATCATAAAAAAATTGCTGATCAGTTTAATCGTCTTGCAGAAGGAAAAATTAATAGATTAATTATTAATATGCCCCCTCGACATACCAAGTCAGAGTTTGCATCATTTTTATTACCTGCATGGATGATTGGTAAACATCCAAAATTAAAAATTATTCAAACGACACACACCACGGAACTCGCAGTACGATTCGGTAGAAAAGCAAAACATTTAATTGATAGTCAAGATTATAAAAAATTTTTCAAAACCACATTGCGCGAAGATTCCCAAGCCGCGGGCCGTTGGGAAACGGAACAAGGTGGGGAATACTTTGCTGCCGGTGTAGGATCGGCGATCACGGGTCGTGGAGCGGATTTACTTATTATCGATGATCCACACTCTGAACAGGACGCAATGAACCCAGAAGCTTTGGAGCGTGCTTACGAATGGTATACGTCAGGACCTCGTCAGCGTTTACAACCAGGTGGAAAAATAGTTGTGGTTATGACACGTTGGTCGTTGAAAGATCTTACCGGAGCGTTGATCGGGGCTCAAAAAGGAATTAAATCTGATCAATGGGAAGTTGTACAATTTCCAGCAATCCTTCCAACTAATAAACCCGTGTGGCCAGAGTATTGGAAGTTATCAGAATTAGAATCAGTTAAAGCATCTTTATCTATTCAGAAATGGAATGCACAATGGATGCAAAATCCTACATCAGAAGAAGGTTCAATCATTAAACGTGAATGGTGGCGTAAGTGGGATAAAGATTATATTCCATCTTTAGAACATGTAATACAATCTTATGATACTGCATTCTTAAAAAAAGAATCAGCTGACTTTTCAGCTATTACAACGTGGGGTGTATTCTATCCAGATCCGGATTCTGGACCTAATTTAATATTATTAGACTCACTTAAGAAAAGATTAGAATTTCCTGAATTAAGACGTGAAGCATTAAATCAATACTACTATTGGAAACCAGATTCAGTAGTCGTTGAATCAAAAGCATCAGGATTACCGCTAACTTATGAATTACGTAAGATGGGTATTCCTGTCATTAACTTTACACCAAGCAAAGGAAATGATAAGCATTCTCGTGTAAACGCCGTTGCCCCTCTTTTTGAGAGTGGTCAAATCTGGGCGCCTGAAACAGAGTTTGCAGAAGAGGTTATTGAGGAATGCGCAGCTTTTCCTTTTGGAGATCATGATGACCTTGTGGACTCAATGACACAAGCATTGATGAGATTTAGACAGGGAGGCTTTTTAGAGCATCCTGAAGATTACAAAGATGAACCTGTGGTTCATCATGATAGGGAGTATTACTAATGGATAAAAAAACTTTATTTGCCTTAACTGCAAAAATTTTCAATACATTAAAAGGTATAGGCATTAAACCTAAAATAGGTGTTACAACAGGAGTTAAAAGATTACCAGGATCTAAAAATTCATTTAATACAGATTTAAGTAAACTAGAAGGTGGTAATCCAGAAAGTTTAAAAAAGTTAATTGCTAATGATGCAGACTTTTTACCACAAGCATCTCCAGATGAGATTGTACAATACAACAATAATTTAGAATATTTAAAATCAACTTATCCAGAAATATTTTCAAAACCACAAGTTGTAACAGAAGCAAAAACTGGAATTAAAACTTTAGTTGATGATGTTAATGAACAGCTTCAAGGAAAAAAATCTATGGAAATAGTTGATCCTAGAACTGGTGAAATTACATCTCCAAAAGAACCAGTTACAACAGCAGATAAAATAAAAAGAAAACCAACAGCAGAAGAATATGAGGAGTATGCAGAAATATTAAATGATAGTGAAAATTTTGTAGTTCAAGGAAATGAAACATTTGAGCAATTAGATGCATTGGTTAAAAAACAAAAAGATTATGAAGATTATATGTTTATGCAATATAAAACAGGTAAGCTAGATCCTGTAGCAGGAGAAAAAACTCAAAATAGAATGAAATTTTTACAAAAAAAACTTGAAGAAGCAGAAATGACAAAAGATAGAAGATTAATTACTCCAAATGAAATAGAGGAATTAAATGAATTAGAAAAAATATATTATGAACCAATGGGTTCAAGCAGTATAAATATATCAGATCCTAAAGTTGCAGAATCTTTTACAAACTTTGCAAAACAGAATGATCCAGAAGGATTTAAAAAAATTCAAAAGATAGTAGATGATATTAATAATAAAAATATTTTAGAGGACTTTGATGTCAAAGACAGGGAACCTAATGCTAGAGGTGGAGTTGTTGGAAGATTTAAGAAAAATATTACACCTAAATCTATAGTAAGTGATTTAGATAGAACTTTAAATAAAGGTTTAGGAACAATGTTCAGAAGGAAAAGATAATGCCAACACCATCTGGATATCACGGTCAGTCTTTAGAAAAAGATTTAAAAAAGATTAGAGATTTATTTCAAGCTGGAGATTCAGCTCCAACTATAGCTGTTAAATTATATAAAGATGTAAATAAAAAAAATACTGTAGATGCAGCAATCAAATCAATGATTGATGGAAGTGCACCTATTAAAATAACTAATCCAAGAGCAGCAACATCAGGAAAAAATCAATTTCAAGCTGTTCGTAAAGATCCAGAAAGATTAAGTAAAATTTTAAAAGACATCCCTAAAATGTCTAGAAGACAAGTTTTAGATAAATATGATATTAGTTCAGATGCTTTAGGAAAAATAGTAAAAGACAATGAAATAAGTTTTGGAATCGTAGAAAAAGGCAAACCTCCCTTTCAAGAACGCGTAACTGAAAATATAAAAAAACTTCAAAGCAGTATTCTAAAAAATCCAAATGCAACAGGTAATCAATTAATTAAAGAATCAGGTTTAACTCCAAATGAATATAATGCAACATTAGATGCTTTACAAAAAACTTATGCAAGAGAAAGACCAGGATTTAAACCAAATGAAAAAATTAAAAAAAAGGTATTAAGTTTAAAAACAAATATACCTTCTACGTTTGAATCTCAAATTAAAGATAAAGGTGAAAGACAAATACTAACTAAAAGTAGAAAAGCAGTTAGTGAATTTTTTCCAAAAACAGGAACTAACTTTGAACATACATTTCCTAGAAGTTTAATTCCATATCTTGAAGATGAAACTTTAAAAGAAGATTTACTCAAGACGGGATCTAGAACAAGTGATTATTTAAATCAGTTTAAAAGAAAATATGATCTTAAATTAAAATATGCAGTAGACGATTATCTTGCAGATAAAATAAGTTTAAATGAATACAATAAAAAAGTTAACGAAACTGTAAGAGATGTAAAAAAAGCAACTGGTGGATATAAAATTGGTTATCTTCAATTTGATAAAAACAAAGTACCAAAAGTTGTTGCTGATATAATTCCTTTTACAAAAGGTGTAGAACCTTTTGGCCCAGAAACATCTCAAAGAATATCTGCTTTTGATAATATTAAATATCACGAAAACTTAAGAAAAAATTATTTAAAAAATCCCGAAAGTCCGATGTTTGATACTTTAAGAAAATATGAATCCGTTCCTGAAAAAATTCCTTCTTTTGAAAATTTACAAAAAGAATTTAATAAAGTTAAACCTAATTTAAATTCAACACAAAAACTTTTAAACTTTTCTAAAAGAAATATTAATAATCCAGTTGTCAGAGCTTTATTTAAATCGCCTTACGGCGCAGCAGCTGCAGTAACTGCCGCAGCATTAACACCCGCTACATTAATGGCAGAAGAAAAAATTATAGAAGAAACTAAACCCAAATTAAATTTTGATAAAGAATTACAAGTTTTTACAACGGATAATCCAGATACAAAAGCAAGTCAATCAGATATTTTATATTGGTTAGCAGATAATGAAATTGCTCAAACTGTCGGCGAAGCTGCAGGAGTTATAGGTGGAGCAACTTTAGCTTTAGGTTTACCTGATGCACGATCAACGATTCAAGAAGCGAGAAGCGCGGGTCGCGGAGCGTTGGGCACGACTGGTAAAGTATTAGGAAAAGGATTCTATAGACTTGGTAGTCCATTAGCGACTGCTGCATTTACGGTACCTCAAGCATTAGATGAAAATATTAGTGCTACTGAAATGGCAACGGATCCATTAAATTATTTAGGACTCGCAACTATGGAAACTTTATCTAAACGAGCGGGTTCTATTGCAGCGCCAGCAGTGGCTGCTGAAACAAGTGGAATACTTGGAACTTTAAAAAACTTTGCGACTTTAAAGAATGTCGGTGAAGCCGCACCTGGAAAATTAAATGCTGCATTAAGATTAGGATTAAATCCAAGAGTAATAGCTGGAGCTTCTAGATTTTTAGGAATACCAGGACTTATTGCATCTACAGGATATACATTGTATGATTATCTATCTAACAAGGAATCTGAATAATGGATCGTAGAACTTTATTAAAAATAATGGGAGGGGTTGCTGCATTACCTGCATTTGGAAAATTAATAAAAGGTAAAGGTATTAAAGCTGCAAAAGTTGCAGGAAAAGTATTACCTAAAGTTCAAGGTATGCCTGAATGGTTTAGTCCACTTGTTAATAAAATTATGAAAGAAGGAAAAGATGTATCCCCTAAAGTTTCAAGAGTAGAAGATTTTGAAATTATTAAAAAATTAGAAATACCTTCAGAAACTGGAAAACCAGAAATAATTACTCTTACGCAAAATAAAGCGACTGGAAATATTACTATTGAAACTAATATTGGTGGAGTAGCAGATTCACCTTTTGAGTTAAGCTACACACCACCTAAATCAGATATTAATTTAGAAACAGGTAAGGAAGTAAAATATCCAGGTGAATTTTATGTAGTAGAAAATAGACCAAGAACACTTGCTGAACCAGGAGATTTTGAATTTGATTATGATACTTTTCGTATTGAAGATGCTTACAGTGATGTTGAAAGATTAGAAAAAATTGGAACTGGAAAAATAAAAGATGTAAAAAAAATTGAAGAAAGAGCAAAAGGTAGAAAGATGGTAGAAGAATCTCCTTATGAAGATATTATGAACAGATACCCAGATCCAATAGAACCAGATTTTAATTATGCGAATGGTGGTGTAGCTAGTTTTGCATATGGTGGCTTGACAAAAACAGTCCCACCTGTTAGTGGTCCAGATCCACAAGGTGTTGAAACATTATTTAAAAGAAGGTATAATTAGTCATGGCAGATATCGATAAGTCATTACCCAATACAAAGACTACTATAGAAGTTCCAGGACAAGTAGACGTAGAACAAGCTATAAACGAAGAACTACAACAAGCACAAGATCCATCAGTTGAAATTATGCCAACCGAAGATGGTGGTGCGGAAATTTCATTTGATCCAAATGTCGCAGCTCCAATGGGCGGAGAAGATCATTATGCAAACCTTGCAGAATTTTTAGATGATGATGTTCTTGGTTATATAGGATCAGACCTTCAAGAAAAATATACAGATTATAAAACATCAAGACAAGATTGGGAGATGGCTTATACAAGAGGTTTAGATTTATTAGGATTTAAATATGAAGTTAGAACAGAACCATTTAGAGGAGCTTCAGGAGTAACTCATCCAGTACTTGCAGAAGCAGTTACACAATTTCAAGCACAAGCTTACAAAGAATTATTACCAGCAGATGGTCCGGTAAGAACTCAAATACTTGGTAAGACTGATCGTAACAAAGAAGATCAAGCAATGCGAGTTAAAGAATTCATGAACTATCAAATCATGAATGTTATGAAAGAGTACGAACCTGAATTTGATCAGATGTTATTTTATTTACCATTATCAGGATCCACATTTAAAAAAGTTTATTATGATGCAATGCTTGGTAGAGCAGTATCTAAATTTATTCCATCAGAAGATTTAATTGTTCCTTATTCAGCAACATCACTTGAAGATGCTGATGCAGTTATTCATGTATTAAAAATTTCAGCAAACGATTTAAGAAAACAACAAGTTAATGGTTTTTACAAAGATGTAGAACTTGGAGAACCAACTTTAAAAGAAGACGAGATTAAGAAAAAAGAACAACAACTAGAAGGTATAAGAGTTGAAAAACAAGATGACATTTATACTCTATTAGAGTGTCATGTTAATTTAGATCTGGAAGGATTTGAAGATAAAGATCCACAGACTGGTGAGCCCACAGGAATTAAACTTCCTTATGTTGTAACTATTGAAGAATCTTCTAGAGAAGTTTTATCTATTAGACGTAATTATAAATCAGATGATCCATTAAAAATTAGAACTAATTACTTTGTACATTTTAAATTTTTACCAGGTTTAGGATTCTATGGATTTGGTTTAATTCACATGATTGGTGGATTATCAAGAACTGCAACATCAGCTTTAAGACAGTTATTAGATGCAGGAACTTTAGCTAACTTGCCAGCTGGATTTAAAATGCGTGGTATTAGAGTTAGAGATGATGCACAACCTATTCAACCAGGTGAATTTAGAGATGTCGACGCTCCAGGAGGAAATCTTCGTGATGCGTTTATGCCTCTTCCATTTAAAGGACCAGATCAAACTCTATTACAATTAATGGGTATTGTTGTTGAAGCCGGTCAACGCTTCGCGAGCATCGCAGATGCACAAGTGGGCGATATGAATCAACAGGCAGCAGTGGGTACAACTATGGCGCTATTGGAGCGCGGATCGCGTGTGATGTCAGCTATACACAAAAGAATTTACGGTGCACTTAAAAATGAATTTGAATTATTAGCAAATGTATTTGCTACATACTTACCACCAGTTTATCCATACGATGTAGTAGGTGGTGAAAGACAAATTAAACAAACTGACTTTGATGATAAAATAGATGTTCTTCCAATCGCAGATCCAAATATATTTTCACAATCTCAAAGAATTAATATGGCACAAACACAATTACAACTTGCTCAATCTAATCCACAAATACATGATATCTATCAAGCGTATAGATCTATGTATGAAGCGATGGGTGTAAAAAATATTGATTTAATTCTTCCATCACCAAAACAACCTATGCCGATGGACCCAAGTTTAGAACATATTACTGCAATGGCCTCTCAACCATTCCAAGCATTTGCAGGGCAAGATCATAAAGCTCACATTGATGCACATTTAAACTTTGTGCAATTAAACATGGTTAGAAATAATCCTCCAGTTGTTATGGCAATTCAGAAAAATATACTTGAACACATTTCAATCATGGCACAAGAACAAGTTCAGGTAGAATTTATACAAGAATTACAACAATTACCTATGCTTCAACAACAAGCACAGATGAATCCACAAGCTCAACAGCAAATTCAGCGTATAACTATTCAAATTGAATCAAGAAAAGCTCAATTGATAGCTGAAATGACTAAAGATTATGCTGATGAAGAGAATAAAATCATCGGACAATTTGATTCTGACCCATTAATCAAGCTAAAAGCACGTGAAGTTGATTTAAGAGCTATGGAAAGTGAGCAAAAACGCAAAGAAGCTGAAGATAGAATCAATTTAGACAAGCTAAAAGCCTTATTAAACCAAAATAATGAAGAAAATAAGCTTGAACAAAACGCAGAATTAGCTAAACTGCGTGCTGGAGTTTCTCTTGCAAAACAAAATAAGCAAAGAACTAACTAATAGGAAAAAATATGAACAAAGGTCAAAAAAAAGTTGGTAAGGTAATGAGAGAATTTAAAAAAGGTGAATTACATTCTGGAAAATCTGGAAAGATTGTAAGAAATCCTAAACAAGCAATTGCTATTGCTTTATCTGAAGCAGGTATGTCTAGAAAAAAAATGGCAACAGGCGGTTCAGTAACTTCTAATGGAAGTTCTTCTTCAAGATCAGCTTATGGAACTCAAGTAGACTTTTCACAATTTACAAATTCTGATGGAACTTTAAAAGGTGGAATTGATGTTGAGATGACTAACCCACAAGAAACTCAAGTAGATCAAGTTGGTGGTCAAAGAAGAATGTTAGCTGATAAGAAAAGAAAAGCGAAGTGGTACTAAACCATGATTCAAATGTTAGGAGCTGTAGCACCTCTTGCTAAAGTTCTATTTAACACAATTGAAAAAGCTGTTCCAGATAAAGATCTTCAAGAAAAATTAAAATCACAATTACAAACTCAATTATTACAATCACACACACAAGAGTTAACTGCTGCAGCTAAAATTATTGAAGCTGAAGCAAAAGCAGGTTGGTTTGCATCAAGCTGGAGGCCCCTTTTGATGTATGTATTGATCTTTATTTTAGTATGGAACTATGTTATAGGTCCTGTTATTAAAGTATTCACGGGGGCTATAATCTCCTTTGAATTACCTGGCGATGTTTGGACATTATTAAATGTTGGACTTGGTGGGTATGTGGTAGGTCGTTCTGCTGAATCAGTTGCAAGAACTATGGCAAACAGACCTGTAATAAACAAGGAACAAGAAAACGGATAAGGATATAAAATGAGAAACGATTATAAAATAAGACCAAGACCAGAATTTAAAAAAGGCGGAAAAGTTAAAAAAAGTTTTCCTGATTTAAATAAAGATGGAAAAACAACTTACGCTGATGTTATTACTGCTAGAATGTCTAAAGGTAAAAAAGGAAAAATGATGAAAGGCAAAAGATAATGGCTGGAATTGGAAAACAATTAAGAGGAAGTGGAATAGCAAGAGCAGGTTTTTCTAAAGGCGGTTATGTAGATATGTCTGAAGAACATGAAGGCATGGAATCTAAAGCTGAAGAAGCTAAAGAATATGATATGGAAGAAAAAGGTTATGAAGAAACTAAATCTGGTAAAATGGTAAAAAAGAAAAAAACTAAAAAGAAGAAAAAATAATGGTTAAAAAACTTTTAGGAAAACTATTATCTAAACGAAGACCTGTTGAAATGTTAACAGTTAAACCTGCTAACAGAAGTACTAAAGAATTAAGACAAATTGGAGAAGCAAATGTTAAAATGTCTAATTTGTTAAATAAAATGAGACGTACGGCTAAAGGAAATGAAGATCTTATAGAAGACATAACAGAAAAAACATCAAAAGTAAAAAGAGAAATTACAGGTGAAGAAATTACCCCTTCTAAAAAATTTGATGATATTGAAAAAACTGTAACTGATCTAGAAACAGGTGAAGTTGAAAAATACGCAAGTGGAGGACTTGTTAAAAAAGGTTTTCCTAAAATTGCAAAGAAAGGTTGGAGATAATGGCTAAACAAGGTTTATGGGCAAACATTAACAGAAGAAAAAGATTAGGTATATCAAGACCTAAATCTGAATCTACTATTTCTAAAAAAGCATATGCAAATATGAAAGCTGGTTTTCCTAAAAGAAAAAAAATGGAAAAAGGTGGTATAGCTAAAGGATGTGGAGCTGTAATGTCTGATAGAAGAAAAGTTACTAAAGTATATTAATGGGTGATATATCTTTAAGAGGTAGAGGATTAGCATTTAAAAATGGTGGTACTCCTGCGTGGCAAAGAAAAGAAGGTAAATCTGAATCAGGTGGATTAAATAGAAAAGGTATTGCATCTTATAGAGCTGCAAATCCAGGTTCTAAATTATCAATGGCGGTAACTACTAAACCAAGTAAGTTGAAAAAAGGTTCAAAAGCTGCTAATAGAAGAAAATCCTTTTGTGCGAGAATGAGTGGTATGAAGAAGAGACTAACCTCCGCTAAAACTGCTCGCGATCCAAACTCAAGGATTAACAAATCATTGAGAAAGTGGAATTGCTAATGGAAACAGTAGACATAGCTAGTAAATTACAACGCTTCATGAAATCACAGTTGGCTAATTTAACAACTGTTATTACTTCAGGTGGGGTTGACAATATGGAAGAATACAAGTATATACTTGGACAAATTCGTACATACGAATTTTTATTACAGGAAATCTCTAACCTGCTAAACAAAAAGGAGCTAAATGCAGATGCCGGAAACGTTATTAAACTCGACTGAAGTACCAAAGACTGTTCTAGGTCTAGAACAAAAATATCAAGAAGAAAATAAAAAAATAGAAGATAAAACTGTAAGAGCAGAAAATATTTCTGAATCTTTAATTGATAGTTTACCTAATCCAAGTGGTTGGAGATTATTAGTACTACCATTTACACCTAAAGATAAAACTAAAGGTGGAATTATCATATCACAAGAATCATTAGACAAATTAAGAATAGCTACAAACTGTGGTTATGTTTTAAAAATTGGACCATTAGCGTATAACGATAAAGAGCGTTATCCAACAGGTCCATGGTGTAAAAAAGGAGATTGGGTTATCTTTGCTCGTTATGCGGGTTCAAGATTACCAATAGAAGGTGGAGAAGTGCGACTACTAAACGATGACGAAGTACTTGGGACTATTAAAAATCCTGAAGATGTTCTTCATCATATTTAAACATAGGAGGCACTATGCCAATGGAAGAAAAGAAACTAAAAAATGATCCATTAATTGATGTCGGCGAAAAAGAAGGAGCTGAAATCGAATTGGATAACAACGAACAAACAAAAGTCGTTGCTGAAGAGAAAAGAGAAGAAAAGATAGAGGTACAACAAGAGGAAGAAAAACCTGTTGTTGAAGCAAAGGTTGAAAAACCTGCTGCTGAAAAAGACGAGTTAGAAGAGTATAGCGAAGGCGTTAAAAAACGTATTGCTAAATTAACTCGTAAAATGAGAGAAGCTGAAAGACAAAGAGAAGAAGCTATTCAATTTGCTAATTCTATTAAAAGAGAAAAAGATCAAATCGAATCTAGATTATCAAGAACAGATCAAAGATATGTATCTGAATTTGAAACTAGAATTGGTTCTAGTTTAGCAAACGCTAAAATAGCTCTTAAATCAGCTATTGATGCTCAAGATGTAGAAGGTCAAGTTAATGCTCAACAACAAATAGCAGAACTTACTTTAGAAGCTGCAAGATTAAAAAATATAAAAGCAGCTCAAGAAGAATCTACAGCTAGAGAAAAAGAAGTTACGATCACACCTCAACAAACTACTCAAACTGCACAAGTGGATCCCAAAGCGGAAGAATGGGCAGCTAAAAATAGTTGGTTTGGTCAAGACTCTGCAATGACTTACACTGCATTTGATTTGCATAAAAAGCTTGTAGAAGATGAAGGTATAGATCCAAAAAGTGATGAATATTATGAGGAAATAGATAAGAGAATAAGACTTGAATTTCCGCATAAATTTGCTACAAAGGAAACTATAACTACGGAAAGAGCAAAACCTGCTCAAACTGTAGCATCAGCTAATCGTCCAGCTCAAACAGGACGCAAAAAAACTGTAAAGCTCACACCTTCACAG